GCAGGTTCCGCTGCCCGTCAGCTCGCCTTCCGTCTACGCCCGATTTCCTCTCGCTCCCCGACGCCGGTTCTATTTCTAGGGTTGGCCTCGGCGGAAACCCATAATGGCCTTTCTCAGTCGGTGGCCCACCGCTGCGCTCTCGTACTTGCGCTTGCCGGCTTTCTAACCTCAGCAGGTCTTTGTTCAGTCAGTTCAGTCTGCTAGTTTGATGAGTTTCTTTCTCACTACCTAAAAGTCGGGAAAAAGATTGATGGAGCTACTTGAGCCCACCAGGCTAATCCAAACCTGGAGGTTAACACTGAAAGTCAAGGAAGCGCCAAATTGCACTGGAGATGCACTGGCGTAAGCTTCCGGACAATTACCATACAACACTAGGGTTGTGGCGCTAGGCGCTTGAGCGTAGAGCGTCATCCCATCAGTGATCGTAATAGCATTACCAGTCCCCGCATTGTTGATTTGCAGGAGATCGGCAGCAGTGCCGGTAGTATAAGTTGAATTCGTGTTATCGATAATCACCTTATAAATATCACCTATCGCGTAATTCGTCGGCAATGCCGACGCACTACCCGATATGTTGTTGCCTCCAACAACAAACGTAGCCGGGTTACCCTGGGTCTTTGCACCCGTGGTGTCCAAGGCTAGTTGGTAAAATTGTGCTCTTGGAAGTGGTAAATTCAAGAGCCGAGGGGAAATTTGCATTTCAGCAAACTCGATCACATAATCGAACAACACGTAACCAGGCGAGTCAGTACTCGCGGTTTTGGACAAAAGGAAAACTTCCCCGTCCGCGTAATCGTTCGGACTGTCTGACATGCCATAGTCCGTCGACTTCCAGATGCTTTGTACTTCGAGATCAGCACTATGATTGGTCCATTGAGGCCCAATAACAGTGTCCGGATCGGAGATCACGAATGGCAAAAGGAAGGAGGATGTTTGGTTAAGAAAGACAGAATCACGGTTCTTGCCATGATAAAACATGACATCACCTGTCGTACTCGTTGCTGAAGAAGTGATGTAGTGCACAACGCACTTACGCCACCGATACTTTTGGTACATTTGCATGTACTGTCGGACGTTCGAATCACCAAAAGCCACAGGGGTGAGGGGCGTGCCCCCAACCATGCACCAAGTGGTGATAGAACCGGAACCGACCGGCGTGAACATAAAGTCCCGCCCAGTAACAGTGACTCCACCAGGAGTTCTAGACGCGAAAGACCGCGCTCCGCGCACTGAATTGCCAATGGCAACCGGCGCAGTGGAAATGGACGCTACAGGTCCCATCGAGGCACCCGTTATGCGCCCACGTCCGCGAGCGGCACGCTTCTTCTTCTTCTTTGGAGCATTCAACACCATGCGTTTCAGCATGGAAGTGATTTTCTGCTTGTTAGCAGTGGATCGTTTCTTTGCTTTGGACATATTTACCCCTCCACCTACCTACTACATACAATAAACGCGGGACCGCTTCTTTCGTCGGTGCCCGCGGGGGCGGAAAACGTTGTAATTTAATCCTGCCATGGTGCGATCTTCCCCGTTAACCACGTACCAAACGCGGTTAGCGACATTACCACCAGCAGGGTCATACACAGCTTTGGTAGTTCCAGGCTCCGCACCGCCTCCACGCCCAGGGTCATAAACCCCAGACGTAGGGACAGTCGGAACTTCTCCACTACCAATCGTCGTCTGACTACCGGTCCCTGATCCCTTAATCTGCGACACCACGCTACCAACCGTAGCAACTGTCGCACCAAGGCCTGCCACCGCAGTAGAAACTTCATCAACAAGCGCTCTCGCGGAGTTGACTGTCTCAACAACACCGCTAGAGATCTCCGTCTCATCAATGAGCGCATCCGCTGCATCAACGGCCAGTTCACCAAGTAATAACGCCATTTTGCGCCACCTCCTACCTACAAATATGTAATATGCAAACATGTACACGTACAACATATACAAGGAAAGTTTAACGACTCCTCCCCGTCGAAGCAGTTTTCTGACTTGCTCAGGTCATGTCTGGTCATCCTAAGCTGACTCCAAACCGAGCACCTTGTACTGAAGGCGTCGTCGAGACTTGTAGTAAGCTAAGGGGAAAAGGTCAGGGTCGGCTTTGCGGAGGTTTTGAAACATCTCATCAAAGAAACGGAACCGCTTGTTGTTCCAGACGTGGTTCAACATGTGTGAAGCCAACGCACCGGCAAGGTCCTCGTACTTCGTCACGCGCAAATGCGCGACGTGTTTCGTGAACCGAACCGGG